CCTTGACCAACGATATGGCCGTCACCATAACCGCAAAAGGTGATCTTATTGCGGGAACTGGAAATGCCACCTATGACAACCTAGCTGCGGGAAGCGACGGCGACAGTCTTGTCGCGGATTCTGCCGCTACTACAGGCCTACGCTGGCAATCAAACACCTCCGCTGGTAAAAACGTAATTATCAACGGGGCGATGGACGTCTGGCAAAGAGGTAGTTCCATAACAGTCGGCAATTCGGGCTTTGGGGCAGACCGCTGGCGTTATGAAACAAACGCAGCACCGACAACTGCAACGATTACAAAAGAGACTTTTACCCCTGCTGATATTGTTGCCACAGGTTATGGAGATGCTAAGTTTTATCAAAGAGTAACCATTACAACTGTTGGCTCTACTACGGTGATGACTTTTGGCCAAAAAATAGAGGATGTTCAAACCCTAGCAGGGCAGACTGTAACCATTTCATTTTGGGCTAAAGCCGATTCTGCTCGCACTTTAACTACTGGAGTGCTTCGCCAAAACTTCGGTTCTGGAGGCTCTGCAAACGTTGACACCTCATTGAGTAACGTAAGCCTCACTACTGCTTGGCAGCGATTCAGCCAAACTGTGACCTTGCCATCTATCTCAGGCAAAACCATCGGTGCAGGTAGTTACTTGTGGTTCAGATATAACTTACCTGTTGCTTCAGGTATGGTTGTTGACATTTGGGGCGTTCAATTAGAGGCTGGCAACGTAGCCACAGCATTTCAAACCGCAACTGGCACAATCCAAGGCGAGTTAGCCGCTTGCCAGAGGTATTATTACAGGGTCATCGGTGGTGCGGCTTATCATCCTTATGGCATCGGTTTTGCTACCTCTACAACGGCCGCATCAATTTTGATTAATCATCCGGTGCAAATGAGAACCTCGCCTAGTGCAATAGATTATTCAACCATTTATGCTGAGCAGTATTCAGGAGAATCCTCAACTGCTGGAACTTTGACACTCGTTAACGCTAGCGCACTGGTAAGTAGATTAAATCTTGCTAGCGTAAGCGGTTTTACCGCTGGTCGGGGTGTATGGATTTACTCTAATAACGATGCCAATGGGTATCTCGGATTTAGTGCGGAGTTATAAATATGAACATTGAAATTGTTGAAGTGGAAACGATTAGTGGCACAGAGCAGCACGTCATCATTGACCGAGGCAACGGAGAATATACCTCAATGCTTAAAAGCATTTGGGATGAACTAGAAGCCGCCAAAGAAAACGGCACAATCTCGTAGAAGTATGAGCTGGAAACTATCGAGAGCTGCCGTCCAATTGCGCGAGCAGATAGACGACAATTACCCAGAGCGCAGTCGTAAGAGCGATGGGACTATCGGAGATGCTCGCCATTTAGCTCGTAAGTCGGATCATAATCCCGACAAAAACGGCTGGGTTCGCGCCTTAGACATAACCTCAACCCTAGGTGTTGAAAGTGACGAAACGGCAGACCTTGTAGAGCAGATTCGCAAATACGCTAAACGAGCGAAAAAGAAGCGCATCAGCTACATCATCTATAACAACAGAATTGCTTCGCCCATCCTTAATTGGAAATGGCGTAAGTATCGGGGCAGCAATCCACACAAATCGCACTTCCACATCTCCTTCACAACACTAGGCGATGAGGATGGCAGCTTTTTTAATATACCGATGCTTGGAGGAACTGATGAACGATCTAAAGAAAATGGCCGAGAGCTGGGCGAAGACATTCCTAGCAGCAGCTTTAGCGACTTATATGGCAGTGGGCCTAGATGTCAATGCAATTGCCAATGCCGCAATCGCATCAGTTTTGCCTAGCATCATCAACTGGCTCAATCCTAATTACGAGCGTTACGGCAAAGTTCGCTAATGCAAGTCTCTGAGTTCGCTGCGACCCTAGCTTCAGTGCTGGGGTCTATCGGCCTACTTATAGCCGGACTGAGATACATCATAAAACTTGAGAACATTCCGCTGATTTCTCGGCTTGACAAGTTAGAATCTACCCTTGAACTGGCCCTCAAAGAGAAGGTGGCAAAAGGTGGCACAAAAGCGCGGCGTTAAAAAACCTGTTAAAAAGGTTGCCAAAAGACGCCGCACAGTTAAAGAGCTGCCTACGAAGCTAGATTTTTGGGCTATCGCTTGCAAAGAGATTTATGAAACCTGCCGCCGTAATGGAATGGACGAAGGAACGGCTTTGGCCTTTGCTATGGATCGCTCTAGCTGGCCGGACTGGGTTATCGACCCTTCTGATCCGATTAAAAAAATCGGGTGGGAAGATGGCGAGGAGGACGTCTAATCTACCTCCGAGAGGTTGAACTCTTTGAAGCGTTAAAGTCAGTATTTCCAGACTTAACGCCACTATCAGCGACCGACCGAGCAGATGGGGTTACTGGGGACGCCTATATCGAAATGAAGTGCCGCCGCACTCATTACCCAACCCTTTTAATAGAAAAGAAGAAGTGGGATTATCTGGCCGATATAAGGGCTAGAACGGGCGCTAGAACGCTCTATATTAACTCCACCCCACAAGGGGTCTATTGCTTTGACTTAGGGGCCTTAGAAGAGCCTCAGTGGGTTTTAATGGCCCTTCCTGACAAGACCGACTTCGCCAATAGCGGCAAGGTGGATAAGCTCGCTGCCTACCTAGATATTCGACTCGCCGAGTTGCTACTTGTTTAAATCCATTTAATTAAATACATTTATCCCACTAAATCCATTTAGAGGATTTGGAAGGGAGCAGAAATGATAAATACGCCGAATTTAATTCGGTTTGATACCACCTCTGGAGCTTGGAGTGATGGTAAAAATTACGTTAAAGGCCAGCTGATCCGCAGATATGCGGTTGAGTCATTAGGCCGCAAATCAGTTAGAGGGCGATTAAGTAAGCAAGAAATATCGGCTTATTGGCTAGACAGATTTGGGGTCAATGCTGATGTTGAGTGAATATCAAGACGCCATAATCTTTAGCGTAACTATTTTTGGCTGGTGGTTATTACACCGAGCCATTCTGGGCATCAAAGCCAAAGCTTTCAATGACGGCTATAAGAGAGGGAGAGCATCAATAAATGTCAGAGAGATCGTTAAGTGACTGGCTCTCGGAAGCTGGTGACACCCTCGCCGACAGAGGGCTTGAATATGGTGATCCGAGACACAATTTATACCGCATTTACAAAATCGCGAGGACTCTCGGTATTCAGCTCCGAGACCCAGCTGACGTTGCATTGCTTTTTATCGCAACGAAACTCTCAAGAATGGTGGAAAGTCCAGAGCGCGAGGACTCGTATCTCGATCTCATTGGATACGCCGCTATCTTGGGTAGATGCCGATTTTCGACACCAGAGGATTGGGATGACGTTGAGTTTGACTCGCAATACAAATAAAAATCAATGGTGTGACTACTGCAAAAATCGCTGGGGACAGTTAAAGGATGGGACTTGGCACATACGCGCTCAAGTGCCAGCAATTTGGAAAGTTCAGAGCGAGACACCTAACCGCAAAGCACAGGTGCGCTTTTATTGCCAAGCTTGTGCTGATGAGGTTCAAAACTGGGTTTATCGGGATGGCAAAGAGACCCATACAGAATTTTGGACACTTAAAGAACAATTGCAATATGCCATATCAGACTTTGCTAAACAGGAGAAATTAAATGTCGAATTACCTTGATGATTATGTTTCGGTGCAAGATCGCTTAAAGGAGTTTATCAATGCTTATCCAGATTATCGGATTAAGACTCACGTCCTTGAGGAGTCGCTTACGAGTAGCTGCGATGTTTATATTGTTAAAACTGAGCTCTATCGCACTGAGGCTGATTCTGTCGCTTGGACAACCGGATTATCTTCAGAAGCAAAAAGTAAGCAGTATGCGCTGGAGCTTGCGGAGACTGGCTCTCTTGGACGAGCTCTCAACCTCGCTGGCTATTTTGCTAAACCAGCTGGAGCAACAAAGAAGCCAATCCAGACGCTTAATCCGAAATTGGCAGAGTTTGTTAAAGAGCAGAGACCAAACGACCCAGAGCCAATAGTTTGGGACGTTAGCGATGTTGCTGAAAAGCTAGGTGCTGAAATCGTTGATGAAATTCCACTATGCAACCACGGCCCAATGATCCTTAAATCTGGCACAAAAGAGGGCAAGGAATATCGAGGCTGGGTCTGCCCTGAGCGCGATAAATCTGCTCAATGTCCAGCCAAATGGATGCGCATTGGATCAGATGGCAGTTGGGTATTCCAGAAGTGAGTTTAGAAATGCATCCTTTCAAGTGCGGAAACTGTAAAAAGATAACCGCACATAGGGAAATCAGAAGATACGCCTCAGAGATAAATGAGGGCCAGGAGGTCTGGTTAATGGAATGTCAGAACTGCTTTGAGATGCGCTTAATTGAGCCAGTTGAGCGGGTAGCTAGTAAAGAGGATGATATTACTCGCTGCGACCAATGCGGTAATTACAAGATGAAAGCTGCACAATGCCGCATCTGCCGAATAGCAGCTGGGCAAGAGCGCATAAAAGAGCGTTACTGGACTGGTGGCGCAACCCTTGAGAGGTTTTTAGATGCCGACATATGATTTCTATTGCTCATATTGCGATGATCAATGGGAGATATGGTTAAGCATTGAAGCAGCTAATCAGACAATGGTGTGTCATTGCGGCTCGCCATTGAAACGTATCTATACTGCCAACCCGGTTCATTTCAAAGGGGACGGATGGGCGAGCAAAGAGAAGTAAAGAGACGCATCCACTCCATTAAATACATTTATCAAATGATGGAGTGGGGCTTCTCAAAAGAGTTTATTGCCCGGGATATGGGTGTGGAGTTAAGCTCATTAGAAATCAGATTAAAAAGACACAAGGAAAGGGAGCAGAATGACAATAAAAGATTTAAGCCTAAAGCTAGCGGCAATAAGCCTATTAGCAGATCAGGCCAAGAAATTAAAGGACGAGCTAAGAGCCGAACTAAAGGTTCAAATGGATGAATTGGGAGCAGATAGGGTAAAAGCCGAACTAGGCGATGAGGTAGTTGCTTACATAACCACCACCAAGCCTAAGTTTAAATGGGTCATTAAAAGCGATAGGAAGGCCCTAGAGTGGTTTAAAGCCTATTACCCTAGTGAGGTTATCGAAACTATACGTCCAAGCTCCCTAGAGGCCATATTGGATAAATTTAATTACCAAGATGATGTAGTTATTGATCCAAATGGTGAAGTGGTTGATTGGCTAGAAGGGTCGTTAGCTGAGCCTTATTTAACAACCAAATTCCACGGCGAAGGTAGAGCCATATTGCGAGATGCTTTAATTGGGCTAAAGCGTAATGAGCTAGATGTTAAGGAGATATTGGAGTTAGAGGGTTAATCGGGTATGTCCGGACATATCTTGTCCAAATAATGAGATAAGGAGATAGCCAATGCGTAAGCGACTTGACTCGTTTGATACACTCTCGCCACAAGGCGGGCGCGTAGCTGGCCCTGGCCCAGAGGTCGAGGGCGGCCTTTGTTTCCGCCTGATGGCTTCAACGCTATTAATAGCCAGTTTAACATTAATAAATTTACAACCAGCAAAAGCCAATATGAATTTAAAACTGTATGCCTACAACCTTTTAAGCTGGAGAGAATTTGAGTGCTTTAATTGGTTGATTTATAAGGAAAGTAGATGGAATTACAAAGCTAAGAATGGATCGCACTATGGGCTGGGTCAGATGCGATCTACTTGGTATAGAGATTTGAGTCCTCAAGGACAAATAAAAGCCTCGATTAAATACATCTCCCATCGCTACGGCGATAGTTGCCGGGCCTTGGATCACTTTGAGCGTAGGGGCTGGCATTGATTACAGTCCTTATGGGTGCGCCGGGTGCAGGTAAAACTACTTGGGTAGGCCGCAATAAAAACGATGAAGTGTTACTCTCCTCGGAAGCCATTCGCATATGGAAAGCCGAGATAGACGCTGGTGCCTATATGAACGCGCTTCGAGTGCAAGGGCTAAAGGCTCTAAAGCAAAATAAATCAGTCATAGTGGATGCGACTAATACCATCACACATCACAGGGCATACTGGCTCAAAGCATCCAAGGTAACCAATTCTATTAATCGATTGATTGTATTCAACACATCATTAGACGCTTTGCTATTAGCCCAACGCACCAGACAATATCCGGCACCAGATCACATCGTTAAGGATCACCACAGGCGTATGCAATACGCAATGCAGACTATCAATGCTGAAGGATGGGATGATATAGAGATAATTAACAGAGGCATCAATGGCTAACGCTAGATATAACTCAGCCTATTACCAGCGGGTAAGATTAGAAGTGCTTAACCGAGATGCCCATACCTGCCACTACTGCGGGCAGGAAGCTAATACTGTCGATCACCTGATACCTATTAGCAAAGGTGGCACAGATCAAGCAGAGAATATGGTTGCAGCTTGCAATAAATGCAACGCATCTAAACGCGATCGCATAGCCCCGGGCTTTTTTGAGCGTAACGCAAGACCCCCCCGACCCGTTTTGGAGATTTTCCCAAAAAATGGCTCTACTCGGCACTATCGGGAGGAATAGGCTTTAAAATGACAGAAAGCACAGAATTAGACGTTATTAGGCCAGAAACGAACTTTTTGGGTGTATCAGCTCCAAGAATTCACACAAAACTCAATGATTACCCCTCTCACGGCCAAGCAATGATCCAATTCTGCGAGGAAATCGGCTATACCTTGCTACCTTGGCAGCAATGGCTTGCTCATCACGCGCTGAAATACAAGCCAGACGGCCGATGGGCACACCCGGTCATAACCCTTTTATGTGCCCGACAACAGGGCAAATCAACCTTTATGGCCCTGCAAATTCTGTTTAGAATTTATGTTTTAAAAGAAAAATTGCAGGTTCATACGGCTCACAAGCTAACAACCTCGGCTGAATTGTTCTACAAAATATATGGAATTATTGAACAGACTCCTCGATTAGCTGCCGAATTTACTAAAAAGCTGGAAAGCAAAGGTTTTCAAGAATTACAATTTACCGAAGGCCGCCGATATATCGTCCGAGCTAATAACTCAGCTGGTCGCGGTATCGCCGCACCTGAAACTATCCATTTAGACGAAGCCCGCGAATATAAAGACGAGGATGTTTGGTCTGCCCTTCGATATACCCAAATGGCTTCAGCTAATCCTCAAATATGGGTTTATTCAAATGCCGGAGATCAGCACTCAATAGTCCTAAACAAATTACGAGAGCGAGCCTTAGCTGCGATCCACGGCGGCCCAGATGATATTGGTTGGTTTGAATGGTCAGCACCGCAAGGACTTAAATTTGATAACTCGCCAGAGTTTTGGATGGGTGTCTGCCAAGCTAACCCATCACTCGGTTACACAGTTCATCCGGACAATATTCGAGCAGTCCTGTCAGACCCCGAGGATATAGTCCGAACAGAAGTTTTATGTCAATGGGTCGATACGATCAACCCGGTAATTAATCCGTCCCAATGGGAAGCTTGCAGAGTCGAGGGTCTCCGCTTGAACCCAGAGGCAGATACTTGGTTGGCAATTGATCTCAGTCCAGATAGAAAACAAGCAGCCCTAGTAGCAAGCCAAAAACTTGAAGGCGATAACTTTCAGGTTATTCTCTTGCAGACTTGGCACAACCCATCTAACCTTGATGATAAATCATTGGCTAATGACGTTGCCGACTGGGTTCGCAAATATCCGGTGCAGCTTGTTGCTTACTCGGCGCGAACCGCCTCGGCGGTGGCAGCGCGATTAGCCCCTGCCGGGATCAGGACTGAACCTATTGATGGTCTTGACTATGCGCAAAGCTGCGATGAGTTGCTCGGAGCAATTTCATCTCAGCGGTTAGCCCACTCCGGACAAGAGGAGCTAACCCGCCAATGCCTAGCCGCCGTCAAGCTCCCTTTCGGCGATGGCGGTTGGGTAATGGGGCGTAAGGTGTCTAATGCAGTTATTTGTGGAGCGGTCGCTAGCGCAATGGCGACTCATTTCGCCACTAAGTCCAATGATGGTGTGGATATAGTTATCTTGTAGCACAGAGCCCCTACAATTTAAACAAATGGGTGCGATTAGAGATTTCTTTTTTCCACAAGTCTCAGCTGCTACAAGCGTTGATGTGACTGCTGCTTTGACACCTGTCCAGATACAGGATCAGATTTATAACATTCTCGGTGGCTCCACAAATACCACCCGAGCATTAGCGATGAGCGTCCCTTCTGTTGCTCGCGCTAGAAATATAATTTGCGGAACGATCGGCTCCCTACCTTTAACGACATTTAATCGAATAACTGGAGCATATGTCGATCCGCATCGCGTTATTAATCAACCTGATCCAAGAGTCGCTGGCTTTGTTATTTACAATTGGCTAGCTGAGGATATTTGGCTTTATGGCGTTGGTTATGGCCAAGTGCTGGAAATGTATTCGATTACTGATGGATCAAGAATACGCTCCTGGACTCGCGTCTCACCAGATCGCGTAACTGTTGAAACTAATTCAACAAATACAGAGATCACCGGCTATCGCGTTGATGGCGTTGCAGTCCCAATCAACGGCGTTGGCTCAATCATTAGATTTGATGGCCCAGATGAGGGCTTGTTGCACAGAGCTGGTAAAACAATTACTGCCGCAGTATTTCTAGAAAACGCAGCGGTTAATTACGCTAAAGAGCCAGCACCATCAATGATTCTAAAGTCCAACGGCACTAACCTAACTGCTGAGCGCGTATCTGCTTTATTGTCTGCTTGGAAAACTGCTCGTCAATCTCGCTCAACGGCTTTCTTAAACGCCGATGTTGATTTAAAAGAATTTGGCTTTGACCCTAAGTCTTTGCAGCTTGCAGAAGCTCGTCAATATGTTGCATTAGAGCTTGCTCGCGCTTGTGGCATTCCAGCGTATTTCTTGTCAGCTGAAACTACGACAATGACTTATAGCAATGCGGTATCTGAGCGCAGATCACTTGTAGATTTCTCGCTACGTCCAATCCTTAAGGCTATCGAGGAAAGACTGTCATTACCGGACTTTGTGCCTAATCCTGTAATGGTCAGATTTTCACTTGACGATTTCTTACGCGGCAACGCTTTGGAACGCGCTCAGGTTTATGAAATTCTAAACCGCATCGGTGCGATGAGTGTCGAGCAAATTCAACAAGAGGAGGACTTAATTCCTAATGAGAATTAATATGCCAATGACTGTCCTAGCGGCAGACACAGTAAAGCGCACAATCAGCGGAACCATTGTTACTTGGAACGAGCAGGGCAACACCTCGGTCGGGCCTACTGTTTTTGCAGCTGACTCCATTGAGATGAAGCCAGTCAAATTGCTATTAGAGCACGATCGCACTCGTCCTATTGGCAAGATGGTCGCTCACGAAGTTACAAAAGATGGAATTGTCGCCACGTTCAAAATTGCTAACACTATGGCCGGAGAGGATGCTTTAATCGAAGCAACCGAAGGACTAAGAGATGGTTTTAGCGTTGGCGCACAAATTAACGAGTGGGTCAATAACAAAGGCGTAATGCAAATTACCTCTGCAAGTCTTGAGGAAGTTTCACTTGTTACTGATCCTGCAATTGACTCTGCCCGAGTCTCAGAAGTAGCAGCATCCGAAAACGAAGCACCAGAGAATTCTGAGCCAGCGACCGCTGAGCCAGAGAACCCAACCGAAGGAGAACAAGTGTCAGACACTACCGCTCCTGCTCCTGCCGAAAACGAAGCGGTAGAAGCAGCAAAAGTAGAAGCTGCGGCACCACGTCCAGCGTTCTACACCGCACCTCGCCTTGAATTTACAAAGGCAAAATATCTTGAGAACAGCATCCGCGCCGCACTTGGCGATGACAATGCTCGCGCATATGTTCGCGCTGCTGATGACACCACCGATAACGCTGGTTTCATCCCAACACCACAAAGCACAACACTAATCAACGGCGTTTCTAATGGCGATCGCGGATTTATCGATGCTCTATCCCGCGAAACTCTTGCAGCTTCCGGAATGACTTTCGAATTGCCTCGCATCAATACCGCCCCAACAGTCGCTCAGACAAATGAGGCTGGCACACCATCCGAGACAGATATGGCAACTGCCTATATTTCTGTGGATGTAAAGAAGTTCGCTGGCCAGCAGACTGTAAGCGTTGAGCTAATTGATAGAAGCTCACCTGCATTTTTCTCTGAGCTAGTCCGCCAGATGGAGTTCGCATACGCTAAGGCAACTGACGCTTATGCAGTAACTCGCGCATCTGCAACTGCAACCGCATCAACCGCAAAGGCTGGCGCAACCGCAGCTAACTACCTTGCTTTCTTTGCTAACGCAGCTAAGAACGTCTATACCGGATCACTCGGCTTTGCTCGCAATGTCGTAGTTTCCCCAGATGTATGGGCTGAAATTATGGGCTTGAATGACAATGGTCGTCCGATCTACATTGCTTCCAATCCATCAAACGCTGGCGGCGCACTATCACCACTTTCAGTTCGCGGAAACGTTGCAGGTCTTGATCTCTATGTATCCCGCTCACTATCCGGAACTGGTGACGGATCAATCTACGTTATCAACCCAGATGCATTGACATTCTACGAAAGCCCACGTCTGACATTGCAGACCAACGTAATCGCTAGCGGTCAAATCTCCGTAATGTATTACGGCTATGCAGCAGTAGCTCCTAAGCTACCTGGCGGATATACCGCAAACGATAACGCGTAGTAAAACTCAAAAAGTGACGGCCAGTCCGCTCCCGAGCTGGCCGCTCACCTAGTAGCTTGAAAGGATAATGAGATGCCAACAATAGTCACGGCCACAGAGCTGAGGACAATTCTTGGCGTCTCATCATCCCTTTATTCGGACGCATACTTAAATGAACTGATAGACGCGTCTGAAAACATAATTTTGCCAATGCTAGTAAAGTATGCCTCTCCAATAGCAAAAGCAGAATTGAGCGATAATGTCGCAGTTTTCACCACAAGCACGCCTCACGAATTCTCAGTCGGACAATCAGTCGTCATTGCCGGAGTCTCAGCAACCTTTAACGGCACAAGAGTCATCACAGACGTCTCCGAGGACTTATACGAATTCTCAGCAGCTATTACTGCTTCAGACGTTACAGAGTTTAATGTCATACCCGCCGGAACGGCTACACTCGTTGGAGCGGCTACCTACGTTGGAAACCCCAACGTTAAGACTGCTACTCTGGTTATATCAACAGAACTTTTCCAAGCAAAAACCGCCGCAGGTGGATCAATAGAAGGCGTTGATTTTGCAGTTACACCATTTAGACTTTCAAAGAATTTACTCGCTAAAGTAACTGGCTTGCTTGGCCCTTACCTAGACGTTGAAGCAATGGTGGGATAATGCCCACCTCAATTCAAGACAATGTCCGAGTCCCAATCAAAACCGCAATTGCATCTGTCGCGGCTAACGTTTATGACTCTGTGCCAGAGTCGCCAATGCCACCATTCGCCGCGCTTGTCCCTGTTGATCCTTATATGGAAATCGAGCTTATTGGTCGTAGTGTTACTCGCACTCGGCTCAACTATGTCATTAGCGTTGGGGTCGCTTACCTTTCCAATTCAGCAGCATTAGATAATTTAGAGAAGCTAGTAATGAGCATTCTGTCGGCCCTACCGACAGGTTACGAGTTATCGAATGTGTCCGCACCTTCAGTAACTCAAGTAGGCACAAGCACTTTCCTTGTGTCTGACATTCGCTTGAGCGTCCGCTACGAGCAAACCGCATAGGAGAACCTGAATGACAACAATTATCACAGGGCGCGATGTGACCTTCACACTTGATACGAAGCCATATGACGCTCAAACAACCTCTGCCACCTTGTCAGCCGAAACCATCATTGAGACTTACCAGACTCTTGATGGCCGCGCTTACAAGTCAGTAGATAAGCAATGGACTTTTACAATTGAACTCCTACAAGACTGGGGAGCTTCTGGGGCTCACGGATCACTCTTTGAGTCAATGTGGGCAAATGCCGAGACCGCGCCAAATACAACTGTGGCCGTCTCATTTACCGCTGCTACTGGCGCAACATTTACTTTCAATGTGCTTCCAGTATTTCCAAGCGCAGGTGGAGCTGCTCCGGGAGCTTTGACCGACACTTGGACTTTGACAGTCGTTGGACAACCAACAGAGTCTTTTAGCTAATAGATCGGAGCATCGGGAGCAATGAAGTCGCAAATCACAATTAAATATAACTCCGGCGAGGAAGCAATCTATATTGCCCAACCGCCGGAGTATGCAAAATGGGAGAAGGCAACTGGCAAAAACCTTAGCGAACTGAGCGGAATGTGGGACATACTATTTCTCGCATATAACGCAATGAAGCGCGAGGCAGCTGGAAAACCTGTCAAAGCTTTTGATATTTGGATGGACACAGTCTCAGACGTAGATGTGGAGAACCTAAGCCCAAAAGTTTTGGAAGCGGAAGCCTAAACTATTTGCTGATGATGCTAGCCATTGAAACTGGCATCCCGGCACAATATTGGACTGACGCGGATGATATTTATACGGCTTTAGAGATATTAAAGGAGCGCGGAAATGGCTGACGAAACGCTAGCCTTTGATAAGACTGAACTGCGCCAACTCTATAAAGCATTTAGCGTTCTAGGCGAGGAAGCTAAGCAAGAGGCAAGGCAAACCTCCAACGCTCTGGCTCAATACCTTCAAGGTGAAATTAAACAAGCTGGTTATGCCCGGACTAACGATCCTATTCCCATTAGGCGTATTGTCGATGGCTCTAGGGTTAAGAAAACCAGCACCACCGGAGAGATTACCTTCGGATCAGCTTCTCAGCGGTTTTCAGGTGGAGCTAACACAAAAACCTTGTGGCCCGGATACGAATTTGGATCAAATAAATTTAAACAATTCCCGAGGTTTTCTGGAAGGCTCGGACGCGGATCAAAAGGCTATTTCATTTATCCGACCTTAAGAGCTAACCAAGCGTATATCGTTAGGGAATGGACGGCAGCGTTCAATAGAATTTTAGATAAGTGGGGCATAAATGGCATCTGACTCAAGAGCTTTAACGCTCAAACTATTAGCCGATGTTGCTGACTATCAAAAGAAATTAAATCAGTCTGAAAAAACCACCGATGGCTTTTCTGGCAAGGTTCAAGAATTTGGTAAAAAAGCGGCCGTTGCATTTGCCGCTGCTGGAGCAGCTGCTGCCGCTTATGCTGGAAAATTACTGGTTGATGGCGTCAAAGCTGCAATTGCTGATGAAGCCGCACAAACCAAGTTAGCTACTGCGCTGAGAAATGCAACTAAGGCGACTGAAGCTCAAATTGCTTCGACCGAGGACTACATAACTAAAACCTCAATTGCTTTTGGTGTCACCGATGATGATTTGAGACCTTCTTTACAAAGACTGGCAATTGCCACAAATGACGTCACTAAAGCTCAAAATTTACAAAAACTAGCATTGGACATATCTGCCGGATCAGGAAAATCACTCGAGGCAGTAAGCAACGCTTTAGCTAGAGCTTACGAAGGAAATACCTCATCTCTAGGACGTCTGGGTATTGGCTTATCTGCTGCCGAACTTAAATCAATGTCTTTCGATCAGGTAACTCAAAATCTATCAAACACTTTTAAAAACCAAGCTTCCATTCAAGCCGACACGTTTCAGGGCAAACTGACTCGCTTGCAGATAGGATTTGATGAAGCTAAAGAGGCAGTCGGAGCCCGACTAATCCCAATATTGACTAGCCTTTTGACCACTTTCACAGACAAAGTAATTCCAGCTGCTCAATCAGTTATAGATAAATTTAAACCCTTTACTAAAGCAATAGCAGATAATAAAGATGAATTTAAAGCATTATGGGATTTTGTAAATAAGTTTATTGTGCCAATATTGACTGGAGCTTTGAAAACAGCTTTTAGCGGAATTGTGACCGCATTAACGGCGGTAGTCACGGCAGTAGGCAAAGTCGTTAGTTTCTTTGAAAGTATGTATAACGCTTACAAAAAATTTGTCGATTTTATTAAAAATAATCCTCTGTCCAAATTCTTGGGCAAATTGAACCCATTTGATAACGCATCATTTAGCACAAGTGCTTCATCCGGAACTGGCGCATTTGTCCAAGCTGGCTTTAGTTTTGATGGCGAGGATGGGGCTGCTGGTGGCAATGCTGGCGGAGCAATTGGCGGAGACACAAGCTTGTCAGGTGTCGGCACAGGTATTGGAACGGACTCAGCTCGAACCACAACAGTTGCCAATCCACCTCGCGTAATTGAAATCAGAGGTCGCAGAATTCTTACTCCTCAAGGATTAACCGAGGAGGAGGCTTACGCTTACGCTGAGCGCGTAGTTACCGCCGCTGAACGATCTGATGAATTAGAAGCTAACACCGCAGCCATCAGAGCCAGAATTCAAGCTCGACGTAATGGAACGTCAAGTGACTCATCTGCTAACAACGTAACAATCAATATTGGCGTTGCTGGTGATCCAGAAGGAACTGCCAGAGCAATTAGAGACGTAATGGCCGACTCGTTTAATCGAGGAACTGGCGGACTGGTAGGAGCGTTCTAGTGTCTATCTGGACACCTACTTACAAAGTTATTGTCGATGGCGTTGATTTAGCTGGTGTAACTCTTGTTGGCCTAACTATCCAGACTGGCCGCACAAATGTTTATAGCCAGCCTCAAGCTGGTTATTGCCAAATCTCATTGATAAATACTGACCAGACCAATTACTCAATTAACGTCAATTCATCAATCACCATTGAAGTAACTGACTCATCTGGCGACTATGTGCCTATCTTTGGCGGTAAGGTGTCAGACGTTACCAATATGGTAAATAGCTCCGGCTCAACGGCTTTAGTCACCCGCCTAGACATTTTGGCCATTGGCGCAATATCTAAATTATACAAAGCCATTTTTGAGGACTCTCTAGCTAAGGCCGATGATGGAGACCAGATTTACGCAATCCTAAGTCAGCTGCTTTTAAATAACTGGAATGAAGTCCCGGCCTCTGAGCAATGGGCAACCTATAATCCTACTCAGACTTGGGCTGAAGCTGAGGACGTAGGGCTTGGCGATATTGATCAACCGGGCCAATATGAAATGGTTCAAAGAGCTGCTTCGCCAACTGATTATTACTCGCTCGTAACTCAAATCGCTAACTCCGGGCTTGGCTATATTTATGAGAATGCCAACGGCGAAATTGGATATGCCGATGCAGCTCACCGCCAAAACTATCTAGTAACCAATGGCTATGTTGATTTAGACGCTACCCACGCAATTGGCCCCGGACTCAAGACGACCATCACCTCTGGCAATATCGTCAATAAATATATTTTGAACTATGGCAACAATTTTAATAATCAAGAGACTGCGCTGGATCAAGGGTCAATAGATGAATTTGGCCTTTATGCCACTAATGTCTATTCCAACATTGAAACGGCCACAGATGCCCAAGCGGTAGCCGACCGACAAGTCCAGCTGCGAGCCTATCCTCGGCCGTTATTTGACTCGATTACTTTTGCCCTGCAAAACCCGGAGCTTGACGATACTGACCGCGATGCCCTGCTCAATGTCTTTATGGGCCTACCAATTAGGATCACTAACCTACCAGCCACCCTCGGGACTGAATTCACCGGATATGTCGAGGGCTGGAGCTTCCGCTCAACAATCAGCGGCCTGAGCATTACCCTGACAGTTAGCCCAACAGAATTTTCGGCAGTAGCCCAAAACTGGAACCAAGTCAATGCGGCTGAAAGCTGGAATAGTGTGCTTAATACCTTAGAATGGCAAGACGCGATAGGAGTCATTAGCTAATGGCAACAACAACCAATTTTGGCTGGGAAACCCCAGACGATACCGACCTAGTCAAGGATGGTGCGCTTGCGATGCGCACATTGGGTAACGCCATCGATGCGTCCCTTGTTGATCTAAAAGGCGGAACGACCGGACAGGTATTGAGTAAAACTTCTGATACCGATATGGATTTTACTTGGGTAACTAGCGATGATGCTAACGCGATACAAAATGCGATAGTCGATGCCAAAGGTGATCTCATCACCGCAACCGCAGCCGATACACCTGCTCGCTTAGCAGTCGGCTCAAATGGTGACACACTTGTCGCGGATTCTGCCGCTACTACAGGCCTACGCTGGCAATCAAACACCTCCGCTGGTAAAAACGTAATTATCAACGGGGCGATGGACGTCTGGCAAAGAGGTAGTTCCATAACAGTCGGCAATTCGGGCTTTGGGGCAGACCGCTGGCGTTATGAAACAAACGCAGCACCGACAACTGCAACGATTACAAAAGAGACTTTTACCCCTGCTGATATTGTTGCCACAGGTTATGGAGATGCTAAGTTTTATCAAAGAGTAACCATTACAACTGTTGGCTCTACTACGGTGATGACTTTTGGCCAAAAAATAGAGGATGTTCAAACCCTAGCAGGGCAGACTGTAACCATTTCATTTTGGGCTAAAGCCGATTCTGCTCGCACTTTAACTACTGGAGTGCTTCGCCAAAACTTCGGTTCTGGAGGCTCTGCAAACGTTGACACCTCATTGAGTAACGTAAGCCTCACTACTGCTTGGCAGCGATTCAGCCAAACTGTGACCTTGCCATCTATCTCAGGCAAAACCATCGGTGCAGGTAGTTACTTGTGGTTCAGATATAACTTACCTGTTGCTTCAGGTATGGTTGTTGACATTTGGGGCGTTCAACTAGAGGCTGGCAACGTAAGCACTTCGTTCCAGACTGCTACGGGCACACTTCAAGGCGAGATTGCTCTCTGCAAACGTTATTTTAACCGAATGATTGACACAACCAATCAAGCCGTTCCTGCTGCAATCTATTGTGACACCACAAGCAGAGGGGTTATGTCGCTTGGTTTCCCTGTTCAGATGCGAGTTGCGCCTTCATTAACTGCAACTGCAAGCAATTTTAACGTTCAGGCAGGTGGCTCAGCCGCGACTGTTTGCAGTTCAATCGGAACGTTTGATTTAACAACTCAAAGCGGCACCATAGTGTGGAGCGTTGCGACAACCCCTTTCACTATCGGACACGGCGGCAGAGTCAATGCCATAGCCAGCGGAACGCCTACACTTGATTGGAGTGCGGAACTATGACCTACGAAGTTATTGAAAATGAGTTTGGAACTTGCATAGTAAGAAACAATCCAGACGGCTCGCAGACCTTTATTCCTGCCGATGAGTCAAATGCTGATTATCAGCGTTATCTAAATCCTGACCTAGAAAACGGCACAATCTCGTAGGATTCTTGAGATAGGCTCGGGGGATGGAAGAAACACCACTTGAAGTGATCCGTGAGAAGCTAGAGGCGCGTTACAAAACTCAAGGCTACTCAATGGCATTGTTCC